GTCTAGACTATGCATTGTCCAACTTCCATAATCTGGTTGAGTTGGCACACGATGGGCACACAGTCTATATGACTGGCAATGATGCCGATGTGTCGAGGGAGTATTATGACTCTCTCGGTATCACAGTTCTTGATATTGAAACAAGTACGAGAGGATCACTACTTCATCAATTTATGAAAGACAATAAGATTGATCTGATTATCAATCAGAATCCTATGATGCCGATTCCCCATCACTGGAGAAAAGATTATGAGATTATTGGTCTCAATGAATTGAGTTCTAACCTAGAGACTCATAAACTGTGGTGTCGAACCGAAGTGGAGAAACTAGGAGTACCAGTTCCCAAGTTGTTAGATAGGGTGACTGCCCCTTGTGTTGTCAAACCAAACAAGATACTTCACGATGGGAAGGTGCACTGTGCTATGGTGGCACTGAATGATGATGCGATCAAGTGGGTCAAATATATGTGGGGAGTGAAAGGAATACCCTATTATATTGAGGAGTATATCGAAGGAACCGAGACCAATGTAGAGTTTGTGGTATCGGGTGGTAAGTGGTCTATCTCTCATATACAGGCATCGACTGGTGAGGGTAAGTCAAAGAGAGCAGGACAGTATGCTTACTACACCAAGTACCTCAAATACAAGGAGGTGTCCGATGGGGATCGATTTATCATTTTCGAGGAGACCGAGAAAGTTCTGGACTGGATTGCATCCCTTGGTGGGAGTTTCCAAGGTCAACTGACAGGTATCATCCGAAATGGAAAATGGCATTTTATTGAGGTGAACTCTCGTCTTGCCGAAAACAATAGCACCCCCATATTCGTTCGAGGGAATGAATATCTCCGATCTCTGAGGGAGGGTGATCCCGATCTACTGGCAGATGCAATCTACTGTGCAGATATGGAGAAGATGGTGGTACATCCTCGGTTCGGAGACTCGGTATACCCTATCAACCTCCATGAGAAGTATGGGGTCTCAATACCCTGTGGATTAGAGATCGTTGATGGGGACTACATAGTGCCCAAACAGGTGGGATTGGTGATAATTGATGACCATATTCCCTCCGATTTCGTAAAAGAATTGAAAAATAATTTAGAATTTGTCGTAAGTCCTTGATATATAACGAAATCTTTTTTTCAAAATAAGTTGACAAAAGTTGCTCGGTCTGTCATAATACCCTTGTACTTTGATGATGAGAGAGACGATTTATGAAGGTAGTTTGTGTTGAGGGTGGTTTGAAGTGGCAACGAGAGATGGTTCAGAACCTTGCCGAGTGGACTCTCCACGAGTTGATGCCTCGTCACCGTAAGTGTGAGGTGTTGATCTCACTGAAAGACCTTACCAAAGATGGTGTTGAGGGATGGTGCATGGAGGAGGATGATCGTTTATTCCATGTTCAAGTTGAGAAGAATCAATCTATGCGTGACCTAGTTGCGACTGTTGTTCACGAACTGATTCATGTAAAACAGTATGTAAAACGAGAGATGGTTGACTTCTACTGTGTCAAGACCCAATCTCGCAAGATTCGTTGGAAAACCTCGGTTTATGGATACGGTACTGCATACCACCGTCAACCGTGGGAGAAAGAAGCATTTAAACTTCAAGAAGTGTATGCTGATCGTGCTTGGAATGAAGGAGTTATATAATGAGTGCTAATTACGATAAAATTGAGTATGCAACCTATCTCTTGAAACACGAACAGAAACAGAATCGTGGTGAGAAGTCTAGGGACTCAGAACGGTTGAAAACCTATCGTGCCGAGTGGATGTTTCAGAGACAAGTCGATGACATAAAGTTTGCTGACATCAAAGAGGCACAGAAGTTTGCCAAACGAGTTTACAAAAGTAAGAAGTGGGGCAAGTTGTGGAAAGAATCTTGCGAGAAAAACATGACTCGATTGTTCGCAGGAACTCCACGAGTTGTGGCAATGCAAAGACGAAGTAAGACTATGTCGGGTTGTACTGATGGTATGACTGTCTCATTATGTCCTACTAGTGGATTGGATAAGTATACACTGTTACACGAACTGACTCACTGCCTTGGTCATATGCATCATGGTCGATCTTTCCGACAGACTCTACTTGAGATGGTCGGTGCGTTCATGGGTAGTGCCGAGAAGAAGATTCTCAAGAATGAATTCAAACGAAAGGGTCTTGCTTGTGGTAATGCTCGTAAGGCATTGAGTTACCATAAGTGGATAGAGAGTCGTGATCGAATGGCACGACTGCGTGAGAAAACTGCTCTTGCAAAGGAGCAAGCAGAACGTAGGGCATACGATTCAATAATACAACCATGCGAGTAAATAAATGAGTCCTAAAGGTGAATTACCTCCAGTAGAAGAGATCGCAAACAGCAAACGATGGTTTAAGTCTGCGACTCCGAAGCATACATTAGATTGGTACATCAAGTGGGTAGCATCAGTCTTCCTCTTACTGGGTATGTCGGTGAGAGGAATTGACGAATTTGTACAGTATGACTTGACAATTTCGGTGATTGGTGTTACACTATGGTTGTGGGTTTCGTTGTTGTGGAGAGACCGTGCATTAATCCTAGTGAACAGTGTGGGACTATTACTTTTACTCCGCAACCTATTACAAACATTAACTGGATAATATTATGAATTTTTTACACGAGCAAGTTGAACTAACTGAGATGAATGCGGTGACTACCGACTCTGGTCGTAAATATAGAACACCAGAAGGTATTGACCTACCATCTATCACTACTGTGTTGTCGATACTGTCACGAGACTCTATTGCGAAGTGGAGAGCACGAGTTGGTGAGGCAGAAGCAAATCGCATCTCATATCGTGCATCGACTCGTGGTACATCTGTTCACGAAATCTGCGAGAAGTATGTCAACAATGATCCCGACTTCAAGAGGGGTTACACTCCAGACATCATTGGTTCCTTCCTTGATTTGAAACCAATACTGGATGAACGACTGACTAAGGTCTACGCACAAGAGGCACCTCTCTACTCTACCCATCTGGGTGTTGCGGGTCGTGTTGACTGTGTTGGTGTCTTTGATGGTAAGATAAGTATCATCGACTACAAGACATCCATGAAACCCAAGAAGAAAGATTGGGTCAAGAACTACTTCATGCAGGAAGCAGGATATGCTGTAATGTGGGAAGAACGAACTGGTATGCCGATTACACAACTTGTTACCATCATCTCGGTTGATAACAATGAACCTCAAGTGTTTATTGAACATCGTGATAACTGGATTAACACTTTGAAGAATACCATTCGGAAGTATAATGACGAGCAATAACATAGATGATGTTATTAAAGAATCTGCGAAAAATGAATTCAATGTACCGATGTTCACCTATGACGAGTGGCAGTCTGTAAAACAGAGATTCACCACGGAAGGTGAGATTCATCCCGGTTTTGATATTATATTCCCTGCTATCCGTGATTACATTCGGGATAACAAACCACCTATCCCTATCAAAAGACCAACCGAGCAGGAAATGTCTGACTGCTTTGATAGTCTGTTGAATCTGGATTCTACCAAGTGTATCGATACCACCACTGATAAAGAAACTATCCGAAACAAGTTTAATGAGATAGTTGATGTCGAGCATCTAATTTCTACAGGTCATAGTTACAATGATGTCAGTAATCATTTCCACTGTGATAACAGGTATACTTGTGGTTGGCACTCCAAGAGATCGAATGCCGAGGTATGGAAAGACCCCATGAGCAACGACTTTCGACAGTTGATCATGTACCTTTGGAGAACCTTCAAGGGTGAGTTTTCTGATATTGATCACGCAAAGTATCGAGCAGGATTTCGATTGAGTGGGTATGTTGCGACTCAGTTCAAACCACTGGTTGCCAAGACTGTGTACGAGTATCATCAAGCAAAGAGAGTTGTTGATATTTCGTGTGGTTGGGGTGATCGTCTGGCAGGGTTCTACACTTCTAGATGTACCGAGGACTTCTTGGGTTGTGATCCTAACCCACAATCATATGAGATTTACAAGAAGCAGTGCCTAGCATACGAAGAACAATTACAAACACCCCTGTTCCCTGTCGATGTGACCTTTGAAGATCACGGTACATGGTTCGAGGTTCGTGGTACCAAACGAGTCCGAATATATAACCTACCCGCAGAAGATATGGATTGGGATAACATTGTAGAAGATCGATATGACCTAATGTTCACCTCTCCACCTTACTTTGGGATAGAACGATATGCCGAAGGTCAAGAGGGTGAAGATGACCAGTCTTGGAAAAAATATGGTGAGTACGAGATGTGGAGAGATTCTTTTTACTTTCCAGTACTTGACAGTCTGCTAACTTTCTGCGATAATGTCCTTGTCAATATAGTTGACCCTGTAGTTAAGAACAAACGATACAGGTTGGAAGATGATATGCGAGGTCGATATTCCATTCCAGAAGTGTATGGTATGAAAATGAGTAGGAGACCATCGGGTGTAAAAGACTCTGAGCATGGAGTTGTCGATGATAAAAAACTCAATTTCATAGAACCTGTGTATAAAATTTCTTATAAATAGATGTATAATAACACTTTATAACCTATGGGAAAATCGAATAATGCTCAAATTTAACAGATTTCTTTCTGAAGCGGCATTTAATGTGGGACATTCATCATCGGATGATGCCGACATTCAGAAATTAATTTCTTTTCTCCAACGTGGAGACAAAGACGATCTGGTCATGGTATCCACTGGTGATCTAAAGAAGTATAAAATCAAACGCTCGTTTGAAGATGAAGAACAGAAGATCAAGGACTTTGTGAAGGATAATGGATTAAAGATTCCTTTCGCAAGTCAGATGTTTGGTGATGGTTCTATTGGTGAAGGTGGTAAGAAAGTTCCTACCGAAGTCCAAGAGATGATGACTGCGTGTCTGGTTCTCTTGAAATACAAGGGTGGTTCTTCACTTACACAAGAAGAAGCAGTTGACCTTATTGAGAAGTCTAAGGACATTTATAAAAAGGTTGATGGTTCAGATCGTAGACCCGACTTCTTAGATTTCTTTCAAGGTAACTTCAATGACCTTGCAACCGCAATATCTGCCTCTAACTATATCCTTGATGAAGTAGGAACGGCATCCAAAGTCTACTGGACTGGTAAAGGTTGGGATAAAGACATTGCGAAGTTCAACCCTAAACTGGGTCGCATCAAAGACTACAATTCATCCGACATAGTGGTCAAGTCAAGTTCGGGTAAGTTCTATGGATACTCTCTCAAAAAGAAGGCATCGTTAAAATCCCCTGATCCAACACTTATCAACAAACCTATCACTGGTAAAGAAAGTGTACTACAGGACATTGTTGGTGCGGATACAATCCTGATTGAGAACGCAAAGAAGATATTCTTTGAACGAGTTCTCATGGATAAATTAAAGTTATCGAAACAAGATATTCGTAAGATGAAACCTCTAGAGTACTCCAAGGCAATCAACAAGATTCCTGTAAAAGTCTGGGGTGTAGAACTCAAGAAACCTACAAACATTTTCTTCAAGAAAGTATTCAATGTCATCAAGTCTCACGATCAAAACTTTGTTGAGAAGTTCCTTGAACTTGTATTCAGAACAAAACTAGATGACACCTTAAATGCGGCAGAGTTTCAATTTACTCTATTGACAGGTGTGGGCAGATTTGTTCGTGGTAAGTTAGAAGTTGAAGAAGCACAAGGACAAGAACTAAGTAATATTGTGACCGCACTTCAAGACCTGTATAATAGTAAACTCGAAGTGAAAAGTACTTCTGGTAAGATAGGTGCTTGGGAGAAGGGTGCGGGTGCCGCTAAAGTCTTCCTGACAATATACTCCGATGGTTCACCCATCCTTGATATTGAAGTAAGATACAAGGGTAGTTATTCCGCAAACCCGCAGTTCCAAGCAATGGCAACCGCAGACTTTAAAAAGATATTCAAATGAAATTTGCAGAATTCATAACAGAACAGAAGAATACCCACATGACCCACATTGAGGATAAGGTTCTCTATGGGGGTGTCAATGGTACTCGACAGGCAATCAATGCACTGAGAGAACTCCGTGATATGTTGGCGGGTGAGACTAAGAGTAAACTGTCCACCAAGTGGGATGGTGCGCCTGCAATCTTCTGTGGTCAAGACCCAACCGATGGTGAGTTCTTTGTTGCCAAGAAGGGTGTGTTTGCCAAGAACCCAAAGGTCTACAAGACCGATGCTGATGTTGACGCAGATATCTCTAGTGGTGATCTGGCAACCAAGATGAAACTCGCATTAAAGCATCTACCCGAACTGGGTATCAAGGGTATCATTCAAGGGGACTTCTTGTTCTCAAAAGGAGACACTAAAAATGAGACTATCGAAGGTGAGAAGTATACAACCTTCCATCCCAACACGATCATCTACGCAATCCCATACGAACAGGCAAAAGAAGTTCGAGATGCCAAAATCGGAATCGTGTGGCACACCACCTATACAGGTAATTCTTTCGAGTCACTCAAGGCATCCTATGGAGTGGACGTATCCAAATTTAAGAAAAGTAAAAACATCTGGTCGCAGGATGCGATGCTTAGAGACGTATCTGGAGCAACCCTAGATAAGAAAGAGACTGCCGAAGTTACCAAACATCTGTCCGATGCGGGTAAGATATTCAACAAGATATCTGGTTCTACTCTGCGTGAGTTGGAAGGTAACAGAGACCTCGCAACCCTGATTGAGCAGTACAACAACACTTTTGTGCGGAATCAAACCGTGATTGGTAACACTAATACTCATGTAACAGGTCTGTTGAAGTGGTTGAACGATAAGTTCCAGAAAGAGAAAGACAAGAGAAGCACCGAGAAAGGTAAGGCAACCCAACAGAAGAAGTTGGATGAATTTATGAAGTTCTTCTCACAAAGAAACAAAA